CCGCGCCGATCCACAGCTCCATCGGACCCGTGATGATTTCGAAGGGAGCGACGTTGGGTGCCATGCGAATCTCTCCTGGTACGGCGTTAGACGCCCTTGCGAATGGCCTTCGTGGCCTGCTTCGTCAGCAGGAAATCCACTTCATGCTGCAGGTTCTTCTGCAGTTGTTCGTTGCCGCGCGCCTGGCCAATGTCCTCGTGTTTGATCCATACGGCGGCGACCGACGCCTCACGCAGCTCGCGAATCTTCAGCCGTGGCTTACCGACGCGCTGGAACACACCACGATGGCCGCTGCGCATCGTCGCGATGAACGCGTGCGGATAGCGGCGCGTCTGCGTCTTCGCCGTGACGCCGCGGCCTGTACCGCGCGAGGGTTCAGGACCCGTCGCGCCGAACAGAATGATCGGGATGGGCTTGTTGCTCGCCTCGATATGCCCAGTGAGCCGTGTCCGCGTCGCCTGGATCGTGATGACGCGCTTCTTGACTTCACCGACCGCCAACCGCAACGACTGCGACACCGGGCGGGCCATGGCGGTCACGACACTCAACAGCGTGCGATTGATCGCGCGAGAAGCAGCCACGGGCGCCTGCGACCCAAGGACCGCCAGACTGTCCTGGATCGCCGCATCATCGACCTTGAGCGTGATCACGCCGCCCCCCATGCCGTGTGATACGGCGCGTCATACGTGATCGCGAGGCCAACCGTCATCGTGCCTTCCGCGCGGCCGAGCGCTTCGATGGATCCTCGACGCAGATCGCCTGGCACCAGTCCGCTGAGCGTCCGGTCATCGGTCTCGATCGCGCGCACGACGTCGCCGACCACGGCCTCGACGAGCATCCAGGCGCGCGACGCGTCCTGCCAACTCGACATCCGCCCGAGCGCCGCGACGAGAATCGGCCAACTCGCGCCGACCTTGCCGAGCGTGCGATCGCCCAGCGGCTCCGTGTTGCCGGGAATGATCGCCAGCGCGTGATCGGGATCGTCCGGACCAAGGTCAGGTGCTTCCCCGACGAAGATGAGGCGCCCGGCGTCGGTCGCGTACGCGGACGTGCGACGGATCGCGCTCAGGCGCCGCTCGAACTCCGCCAGGATGCGACCGCGCGTTGTGTTGGGCGACGTCGTCGACATCTACATCGTCTCCGCCGGCAGTCGCCGCACGGTCACGCGCACGTGGTCCGTGTCGGTAAAATCGCGGCCCTCGACGACCCAGGCCTCGGACTGTCCACCTGCGATTTCAGCGACCGTGATCCGCGCGCCGCGCGGCAGTTCGAGCACATCGGTCCGCGGCAGCACGAGCAGCCTGATGGCTTCGCTGCGCTGGAGCGTGCCTGCTGACGGCAGCGCATCGATCCGCGGCGGCAGCCAGAACGCGCGCGTGGCGATCGGGGCACAGCCCGACACCTCGACCGTCGCTGGCAGCCCGAAGGCGGCCAGCGCCAGATCGACCGGCACGCGCGCGTCCAAGGTCGGCGTCATCAATGGCCTACGACTTCGTCAGCTTGATGACCGCTTCGGGGCGCGTGTTCAGGTAGAGCGGGCAGGACACGCCGAGGAGCTCGACCCAGCGATCCTTGGTGTCCACGTCCGACTTGACCACGAGCGGCGGATTGAGCCGATTGACCGTCTCCATGAACGGCTGCGGCGCAAACCGGCCGATGAACATCGATCCCTCCGGCGTCGTCGCGCCAACCGGGAACGCGTACGCGACCGCATCGCCGATGAACGGCACGCTGTTGCCGTCCTTGTCGGTCGCTTTCCAGCGCTTCGCACGCTCGAACGTCACGGCGCCGATCGTGAAGCCGCTGCGCAGATCGGACAGCAGGCTCTTGTCGCCCGCCGCGGCCTGCGCCTTGAGCACGTCCTGCACGTACTTGTGCTTGATGAGCGTGTCGTAGAACGCCCCGCCGCACAGCGCATGCACGTGGTCATACGTGACGCCACCAAGGGCCTCGTCGATGAGATCCGCGACGGTATCGCATTCCGACCGGACGTCGGTGGTGGACGTCGTCAGCGGAAAGTCATGCGTGGCCTGCGTCAGACCGAATGCGTCGTACACGTCCAGCAATGTCGTGGTGCCGTCCGCATCCAGTACCTTGCCAAGCAACGCGCCGACACGGTGGTATTCCCAGGTCAACTCGTGCATGGCCTGGAGCGTCGCCAACTTCTCTGCGACCTTCGCCTCGATCGTCTGGGACTGGTCCTCCGTGCCGAAGACGCGCACGCCCTGGACCTCATCGGCCATGACCTTGGCACTGCGGCTCAGATGCTGCGCGTTGAACGATCGCATCTTGCGCTTTGAGTCGCCGATGATGTCGCCCGCCGATCCGCGCGGTGTCACGCCGATCAGAGAGAGTTGGCCACTCGCCTCTTCGATCCCGACGGTAAGCGTGCTGATCGGCCGTTCGTCGAACAGGGCCAATCCGCCAGGCCCGAGGCGTGATGGCTTGTACGGGATCTTCTTGAGCGCGGCGGCGAGCGACGTCAGTGAGAATGCGTCGCTGTTGAAGATGTCCAACATGATCTGTGCTCCCTCGTGTGAACTGCGACGCTAGACGGTGACGCCGTCGCGAGCGATGACGCCGCGCTTCGCGAGATCGCGGTACGCCGATTCCTTCTGTGCCGCGGTGATCGCCACGCCCCACTGGAGCGCGCTCTTGACCACCACCGCGTCACGCGTAATCAGCAGGCCGTTCGCGTCGGCCGCGGTCGCGTCCGTCGCGGCGTAGAGCACGCCGACGGCCGTGTGACGACCGTCATACGTCGTCGGATCCCAGGCCACGGCCTTGCCGCCATTGAGCTGGTTGAAGACGGCGATATCGAAGTAATTCCCGACGATAAAGTCCGTCGCATCCGTCAACGTGAAATTCACCGCGCGGCTGGCGAACGACGCGCTGGTCCCTGAGCTCGTGCCCATCAGGAACCGACCGAGGCTCGTGCCATCAGGCGCGATGACATCGAAATCGCCGCCGTTGCTCACCGCCGCACGGCAGACCACCTGGTAGCGTCCGGGTTTCGCGTCGGGGCCAAGAGAGAGCGCCGAGATGGTGCCCGTACCGGTGCCTCCGATGACCGTCGGCGCCGTAGTTGATACGACGAATGTGAACGTGTCATCCACCGCGAAGTCGGTCGAATCCGTGATCGTGAAATTGATGTGCCGGCTCGTGTAGGTCGTGGATCCGCCGCTGCCCGGCGTCATCGTCAGGCTCGGCAATGCCTTACCACTCGGCGTCGTCAGCGAGAACACGCCGCCGTTGGCGACGGCGGCCGTGCACTTCAGCACGTAGTTGCCGACCTCGACCTCTGGCCCAGCGAAGACCGCCGAGACAGTGCCGGTGCCCGTCCCGACGACGGTCGGAATCGAGACGCGGCCGATGCCGAGCGTCACGCGACCGACCACTGCGCCGGACGCCAGGTTCTGCCCGGAGAGCACAGCAACCGTCTCGCGATTGAACAGGTTCGCTTCCCAGGCCAAAAACTCGGCCGTGTGTGTGCCCTCGATCAGCGTGCCCATCGCAATCGGCGCCGCGAAGAGCGCGGCGTGATTGACGACGACAGCCAGGATGACGGCCACAGCCGCCATCGCGGGGGAGAAGAGCGGCGATCGGCTTAGACTCGCGAGGCGCGTCAGGGCCGGCCCGAACATGCGCGCCGCGATGCGACCGGCGGCGTCGGCAATCGCACGCGCCTTCGACCGCCACGGCTGCGCGTGCTCATGTCCGAGCCCGCGCGCGTCGACGCGAAAAATGTTGAGTGCCGGTCGGAGGACCGCACCGAGAAACACCGCCACCAGGGCGGGCATCAGCGAGAATCGGAACTTCGGCGTATCCATAGCGGCTCCTACTCCTAGTGGCTGCGGCGCGCGTTGAGCGCGGCATAGGCACTCATCACGTCGACCTTGGGCGCGAGTGTCGAATCTGCCGGCAGCGCACTGTCGATCGCCGGCGAGGCCTTGGCTTTGATCGTCACGAGATGGGCGCGCACGGCGTCGACCGACATCCCGCCGTCGACGTAGCCGTCGGCAAGCTCCTCGAGCTTCGCGGTCACGCAGAGCGCACGAATGTCTTTCGCTCGAGCGGTGGCCCTCGCCTGCTTCGCCTGCTCCGCTGAGACGCGCGCCGTGACTTCGCTCATCGGTAGGGCCGCGGCGACGAGCTCACGGCCGAAGGCCAAGCCGAGGCCGGCCGCCTCGACGGCCGCGAGCACATCGGTCGCCGAGGCCACGACCGGCGCTGGCGGTTCCGGCTGCAGAAACGCATCGATCTGTGACCGAAACCGATCGGGCACTTTTAGCGCCTTCACGGCTGAGCGATCGATGCTGGCTGCCGCCGTCAGTCCTTCCCGCTTATCGGTGGCGAGGCCGTTCGCGATGGCCTCGTCGGCAGTCATCCAGGTCCCGTCGACGCCGTCCTTGCCCACCAGCAGCGCCATGAGCGCATCGATGCCGAGCGAGGAATGCCACTGATACGTCGCGACGATCGTCTGGGAAATGGTGTCGAGCGTGTCGGCGGCCGCACGGAAATTGGTCGCGTTGCCCACCTCGACGGACCACGGCTGATGAATCATCATCAGCGCGTTGTCGGCCATCGTCACCGTCTTGCCCGCCATCGCGATGATCGATGCGGCGCTCGCCGCCAATCCGTCAACGATGGTTTCGACCGTGCGGCCCTTTGTCGCCTGCTGATCGCGCAGCGCGTTCGCGATATTGAGTGCGGCGAACACGTCGCCGCCGGGGCTATTGACGTGAACACGGATTGTCTTCACGCCGGCATCGAGCCTCGATAGCTGATCGAGAAAGCCCTTTGCGGTCAGCGTGGCCTTCATCCCGTAGTACTCGTTGATGATTTCGTCGATCCAGTCGCCGATGATGTCGACGACATAGATCTCGACGACCGTGGGATCGGCGGCCTGATTCTGAAATCGAAACCAGTTGCGCGGCGTGCGACTCATGCGGCCCTTCCGTTCTGCGTGTTCTCGCCATCCAGCGGCTCGCCGCCCGGCTTGGTCGACTGACTCACGCCCGCCTGCGAGACGTATCGCGCATCGGAGTCGTAGATCAGCTCGAGCTCGTCGGCGCGGACGTTGTCGGCGTGCTGTTCGCGATCGATAGATTCCGCGCTCTCGCCCTGTTCGGCGACCACCGCTGAGCGCGACGTGAGGCCCGAGCGAATCGCGGCACGCTGCGCCTCGACGTCCTGCACCGGCTGGATGTAGGGCCAGCCGTGCGGCGCCCACTCCACGCTGGCGTACGCTTCGCGGTTGGCGACGTAGTCGGATGGCCTGATTGGCAACGTGCCGGCGAGCACGGCGGCATCCATGAAGGCGTACCAGATCGTGCGGCATAGTTTGAAGCCCACGATCTGGTGCTGCCACGCCATGATGCGGCGCCGAAACTTCATCAGCAGCACGCGCACGGTCCGATCGTTCACGCCGGACATGTCGCCGGAGAACAGCTCATACGGCACATTGATCGCGGCCGCGGCCGCACGGAGCTGCTGCTTGATGAACGGCTCGTATGTGACGGGCGGATCCGGTGGCTTCGAGAACTCGACCTCTTCGCCCGGATCGAGTTCCTGAAAGATGCCTGGTGAGAGTCCGATCATGGGACGGTCGCCGCCGCTGTCGGTCGCGACCTGGCCCGTGAGCGGATTGATCGTCTCGTCGTTCAGCCCGACCGAGGCCTTGCGGAAGCCGACGAAGAGATTCGCGATGTGCTGTCGCACGAGGTTCGCATCGTCGTACTTGTCGAGCGTGAACAATCGCACGAGCGCGGCGGTGAGCTGAGGGATGCCGCGAATCTGACCGGCTCGGACTGGATCGAAGAGATGCACGACCTGGTCAGCTGGCACGCGGCGCAACTCGCCCTGGTTGAAGTCGTCGAGTTCCGGCCGTGACGGATGGAACCAATAGGCCGCTCTCCTGCCGATCGGCGAGAACTCAATCCCCGCGCGGACCCGCCGACTCCAATCTGTGTGCGTGTACGGGCATTGCTCCGCCTCGAGCACCTGGATCTGCAGCGGCACGGGCAGGCCGTCGCTCGGCAGCCGCGGCCGTAGGCGAACGAAGGACTCGCCGCCGTCGAACCATCCATGCACGGCCTGCGTCTGCTGGCCATACCAATCGCTGAGGCCGTCCGCGTCGCAGTATTCGGTCCACTCGTCGAAGCGCTGATCGATCAACCGTCGCAGCGTGGGATCCTCGGCCTTCGATCGCAGCGTCACGCCGGTGCCGACGACCTCCGTCGTCAGCGTGTCGATGCCGTTCTTCGCCCATCCATCGTTGCGATAGGCCGCGCGGGCGCGATTGCGCAGCAGTCCGAGACTGCTCAAGACGCCAGCGTTTGCCGTGGTCGTTGGCGCGTTCCAGCCGTAGGCGCGCCGACTCTGCGTGGCGCCGTCGTAGGCGCTGCGCACGCGGACCGCACGCGCCGGCAGCCGCGGCGAGTCGAACTCGGGGGATGCACTGGCCATTGGCGCGCGCATCAGCACAGCCCCTTGCTGCCGGCGATGACGTACTGTCGCGGACGGGTGCCGGCGGAGGACAGATCGCGGAGGATGTCGGCCTTGGCCTGGAGGAGTTCGTCGATCGATCGGTACGTGACCGACCGGTCGCCGAACTGCACGACACGCTCGCCGCGCGCGATGGCCGCCTCAATGGCGGCGAGGTCTGAAGAGGAGTACGCCACGCCGCCGACGAGCATGCGGCAGAACTGGCGTCACCGTGACAAAGGGGATACCTAGGTATCCCCTACGCCGCTATAATTTACTGCGATGCCCGGACGGCCAAGGCGCCCACACCTAGCAGTGAGTCGGTCAAAGCGTCTCACGAATCTTCGCCACGACGACGGCACGAGACTATCCACGAGAGCAATTCGATGCCTGGATCAGCTTGGCACCATGACAGCCGGCGATCTCCACAAGACTGGCCTCATCAAGCTGGCTCAATCGACGCCTGCCGGACGCAGAACAATCAATGAAGTTGCCTGGCTCATCTATCGCATCGCATTGATCGATGGCATTGATGCGTACCGACGCTCAGGCTACGAATAGCAATACGCCACCCAAGATCTACGCCGCCACGCGGCGCTTGAAAATCGGTCGCACCC